ATTTGAGGTCCCTCAATATATGCAGAAAAAGCATTATTGATTAATGTTGGACTTTGTGCGTTTGCTTTTGGTTTTTTCTTCAAAGATATACCCACAAAATCATTTCCATTTAATTTTAAAATAACATCAGAAGAATTGTAATCAGACATTCCAAATGCTTTAACCTTAAAAGGTTCAACATCAGGATGCCACCTATTACCCGTTAAATAAACTTTCGATGGTACTTTATCTTTTCTAAGTTTTGCCCTAGTTCCAAGAACAGCAGATATTGATGCAGCAAGATCTTTGTATATATCTTCTGCACTTTTTGAACTTGTGTTTAAATCAATGATTTGAATCATTCCATTTTTTGTTGCATTACCAGCTGCATCAAGAACTTTATTACTTTTTAAATTTTCAAGAGCAATAAAATAAAGCTCTTTAAATTTTTCTACATTATTTTTTGCAGCAGTTAAATCCGATGTAGGTACGAAAGAAAGTCCAGCATATAGACCCTCAGATGGTTCAAAAGCCATTTATTTTGCACTATTACTTTTAAGTATTTAGAAATGGAGAATAGGAGACTCGAACTCCTGACTTCCTGCTTGCAAAGCAGGCGCTCTACCAACTGAGCTAATTCCCCGATTTAGATATTATAAAACCCCTCAACTAGAAAGTCAAGGGGTTAGAGCAACCTTCCGACTTATTTATCAGTCGTGCTCGCCCATTGCTTTTTGCTTACGGAGTTTCTTGGGGTTCTTGGTTACTGATCCAGATCCATATGAAGTCTCCAAATCGAAGGCACGTTCAGACCTTCTTTCTGTTCTATCATCAGCAGTCATTTTACCTCTTCCATGATGAGGTCCACCTCTAAGAGATCTCCACATATGCTTCTCAGCAGACTTCACTTTTTTGGTTTTTTCTCCTTTTTTAGAATACTCAGATGCAGGTTTATTAGTTCTCTTTCTAACTAGGGCACTATATGCTGCAGATGCTTTTGGAGTTTTACCATAGGAACCTTCTGCTTCCAAGATTTCTTCAATATCATCAGCATCTAGTTCATTCGCCATCATCCACTCTGCATCTTCCAGAGTTTCTGCGTATCCCTCAACATAAAGAAACTCAAGAACAGTATCAAAAATATCAAACTCTTCTCTATTAAGTTGCTTCTTCTCAGCGGGAGTCAGAGCACCTCTTTGTGCTCCTCTTGCTGCTTGCTTTGCTTTTACTGCAGGATCATTTGACTTGTGAGCGTATCCATGGAGCCCAGGTGATGATGAAGTGGTCTTACGGAAATCACCTCTTTGCTTTCTCGCAAGGTCTTGTCTTGCCTTTGCTTTCTTAGCATCACCGAATGTTGATTTCTTTTCAAGTGCAGATGCTCTATCAGCAGCCTCACCACCACCAGTTGACTTAGCAATCTTGTTACGAATTGCAGTCTCATCATGACCACGCTTTGCCATTGCTGTTGCTTCATCAAAAGATTCTTCACCTAAGTGGTCAGCAGCTTTATATGAAGGATGTCCTGCCTTATACTTCTGCCATGCCTTAGTGTTTGCTTTTTTATCTGCAGCAGTTACAGTCATTCTAGTATCTGCTGGTTTTTTTGGTTCACCACCATAAACTGCTTCATCAACTTCTTGCGAAGCATAAACTTGCTGATATGCTTCCATTAAGCCTTTAAGATTATCGATGTCCATTTTTTAGAAATACTTTTTAGTTATTTATAAAAAAAAAGACCCCGAAGGGTCACTCAACTACTTGACTGATTGCATCATCAAGATCAGCAATTACTTCACGAAGTTCGAAAATACGAATAGGTGTTGTATAAATGTTAGTTGTATATCCTTTTTGTGCCTCATACAATACCTGACGAACAGATGCTGCGGTACGAATATCCAATTCCAATTTTACTTTACTAATTTCACTCATAGGTCTCCATCCTTACGATTTTCTGAACGTTCAATACTAAATGCACCCTCAGGATAACGAGCACTCAGTTTCTCAAAGTTCATTTGAATTACTTCTTCAAGTGAAATATCAAGTCCAAGACAGGCTTGAGAAACGTACCACATGATATCTCCAAGTTCACGCTTTAGATGAAATAGATTTTCATCGTTTACTGGTTTACCTTGAAATACAATTTTCTTTACAATCTCAGTAAACTCACCTGCTTCGGCACTCATACCTACAGCAGCAGTAAGAAGTCGCTCAGTAGGAAATTGATTTTCTCGAAGTTCCATAAGGCGATCAATAAATGGTGTATGTTCTTTGCTGGGTTTTGATGTAGTTGTATCTACAAACTCAACATACTTATTAAGATCAATCATTTTAAGAATCAATGCTATGTATTGGATTATTTGCAGTTTTTCTAAAAATAGAAAAACTATTTTGGAAATGCTTATGTGGTTCTAGCACGGTAATCATTTCAATATCATCTCTAGATTTTTGAAGTAGTTTTACTTGAGATGTAAAGTATCTACCCCACAAATTACTTTCAGTTGAATGAAACACTATTATACCATTTTCATTCAAATTTTCAAAGAAAAATTTAAAGACATCGAAGAAAGTTGGACCATCACCATAGTCCAACCAAACAAAATCATAATTTTGATCTTTAAGTTTGTCAATATATTCAAAAAGATCAGATTGGATAAATGTACAATAGTCACTTAAACCATTTTCAACTAATTTAGACTTGAGATTTTTTGGTGTATCTTCATGACTAAAATCTTCAACTACAGTGAGGTTTGGAGAATAATCTGCCCACTCACGAACATAGTCGTAAAATTCTCCTTCAAAGTATTCCGTAATATTTTTATTTTTAATTTCTCTTTCTATTTCTTTTTTTATATCGATCAAAGATTTTAGTATAAAAAAAGTAGTGTATCCAGCACCAACTTCTATTAACTTCTTTGGTCTAATTGATCGTATTAAAGAATACATTACTAGAGAAACATTTTCTGTTCCAAAGATGTTTGGGTGAATATCTAAAAAATCACCATTTAATAAATTCATGATAGATTCAATGGCTCAAGATCACTGTACATTAATTTTTTCTTAGAGTCATTTAGTTTTTTGCTATTGTCTTTATTTACATTCTTAGTCTCAGTTTCCACAAAAACAATTTCTGATGTTGGTAGTTGTTTTGGAATTTCAATATCAACTACTTGCCCCATAAGAAACTGATTTCTAGTAATAGTTCTATTCTGAGGATCAAATGAAACCATCATTAGTGCATCAATCTCATCCCCACAATCACAAATTTTCCTTCCCGTTTTAGTTTCAATAACAGAAAAGTAGTCCTCCGAATTATATTTCAAAATTAATTCCTCAAATTGTTTTTAAGTAAATCATACGCCCAAACTAATCAAGAGTCAAGTAAGTATTTTTCATCTGTTGTGAACCACATTGCTAATGTATATCTTGAGTTGTTCTTAACTTCAGTAACTCCATGTGGATAATTAGATGGGAAAATTATGACCTTTCCTTTTTCTGGAGTGCAAACATAATTATTTTCAGGTAAATAAGTTTCACCACCTTCATAGTCATCATTAAGATAACAAACAGCAGTATAATGCCTTTGAATTAAATTTTCTTCTTGATCATCTTTATGTACACCCATTTCCATACCTGGAGCCCAATATACAATATCAAGGAATTCTGGAAATATAAATTTTTTATACAAAGAAAAAGACATTTGAGTTATTTTATACACCAAACATCTAATCTCTTTAAGAAGATCACTATCCTCTATTTCAGATGGTGATAATGTTCTTCCAGCAAAAAAAGAATCTTCCTGCCATAAACTTCTCTGATTAGTATCCTTAAAATAGTCAATAATTCTATCACATAAGGTTTTATCAGAAACTAATCCAGATAGTTCATGTATCATTAGAATTTAAATCCCTCAAATGACTTTTTCGCTTTCACTTCTTCGTACTCATATTCATCACCCTGACCAGAATCAAGTATATTATTTTGAGCAGATTGTTCCACATCGTACAATCTCATTTTTGCTCTATCAATACCAACAACAAATCTCTTAAAAATGGTTGGATCATTATAACGATTCTTAAGTTGTTTAACTAAAATTTGTCCCAATTCTTCCAACTCTTCTGTACTAATAAGAGCAAACATAAGATCGGCAGTAGCAGGAAGCCCAAAGGATTCAGAAGTATCAGTAAGTTCAACATCAGAGCTACCATAACCAGAACGTGTAGTCTGGGTGGCTGATACGATTGGTACGTTGAACTCAACTGCAAGTCCCCTAAGTTCTTCTGCGATTGCTTTAACAAAAGTATAAGAATTGATATTACTATTTCCCCTATACCTAGAGGAAGAGCAAATATTAAGATAATCGATAAAGATAATATCAGGTCTAAATGACTTCTTAAGTGCAAGTTCATTAAGAAGTGATTTAAAGTGACCAGCATGAGCAGATGCAGTTGGGTATTCCTTAATTATAAGAGTTCCCTGAGTTTTCTTTGATATGCTTGTAACTTTACTTTCGAACATTTGCTTTGGAAGTTCAACCAACTGTTGAATTGGAACATTCAAAAGGTTTGCGTCAATTCGTTCAGCAATTCTCTCCTCCGCCATTTCAAGAGTGATGTACAAAACGTTCCTGCCTTGCAATAAGACGGAAGCAGCAACATGGCACATAAAGAGACTTTTTCCGACACCCGTACCAGCCAGAGCGATATTGAGAGTCTTATTAGGTAAACCACCTTTTGTGATTTTGTTAAAGTACTCAAGGTCGAATTCAATTTTGTCTTCCTTTTTATGATAGGATTCATAGCGTTGTTCATAGTCTTGTAAGTAGTCATGCCCAATATGAGTATCAAAAGATACTGCTAGAGCATCTGAAAGAATACTAGGAATACTATCACGATTTTTCTTTTCATCTTTACCATCTGCAATATGGATTGACTCCATAAGAGCAAGGTAGATAGCACGATCACGACACCACTTTTCCGTAGTGTCAACTAACCAATTAAATTCCGTTGGAACATCATCAA